CATACTTCACGTAATAGTACGTATCATTGACTTTTATAAGGGGAATATACTGCCCGTTTGCAAAAGTTCCGGAACGTCTGGGAACATCACCTACACAACCCACAACATAGTGGTCTGAGTTATAAAGAACCCAAGACGCAATTTCTTCTACATTCATTGTATCAATAGCATTATAAGATTAATAGATAATTCATTCTCAATAACTAAATGACTGCCACCCCATACATCTTGCAATGTATCGTCATAACCTATGAGCCGGTAGAAACCGTATCTCTCACCGACTTTTCTACATAGCAAATGATAATGAGGCTTGGACTTTGGAGCATCGGAACCCAATTCGACAGCATCAGAAAAAGACGGTTCCGTATGACTGTCACCCTGTACCTCTATAATACGGTACGGACCTGTAACCACTCCGCAATCATGGTGTACAGTAACAATCATTCCCTCTCTAAGCATACGGAGTAAGTTTACAGATTAAAACATAGGCATCCTCGGTATTCTTCATCGGAATGGTTTTCTGAATACTGAACGAGCATCCCAAAGGAATTTTTTCTATATTGTAGAATATCACTTCACAAGAAGCAAAATCCTTAAAGGACAGACCATCTTCATAAGTATATTCACAGCCGGCAGCTTTAGTAAGAAACATAACAGTCTGTTCGGGAGATATGAAACGGTCGGTTTTCATTTGAATCTCTCCACATAGTTTCTCCTTTGCAAACTGCTTTTCGATAACTTTTATTTCATCAAATATTCTCCTGCGCACTACTATGGGAAATTCCTCAATAACCTCAGTAAAATTTAAACTTAGCTGTGTGACAGTCATAATTCCTAAACTTATCATGGCATTTTGTTTTAGTTACGGTTGAATATACAAAAAATAAGGTATCTTACAAAACGCCATAAAATAGGGTGACTACTTCACAGTAACCACCCTAGCACCCGTTTAGAATAAATTTTTAGAATTTACTTTCTACATGGAAATATTTTCTAATCCAGTAGGGACGGTCTTTGTCCTTCAAGTCAGTCAAAGCAAGGTCATAGCAAGCGATAATGTATTTGTCCTTATCATCGCCAATCCATTTCAAGATAACACTGTTCTGGTCGGAAGCAGCCTTGTTCATTGCAACATACAATGCCCATTTGTTGTAGTAAGGTTCACATTCAACCCTACCATCATGTTGCTCAACCTTTTCAAACAGCTCATCGGGGTCACGCCATTTGGGTCCTTTACTACCATCCTGATTCTGAAATGCAGCAACGATTTCCTCGGCTTCATTTTCAGTAAGGAAGTTATAGTATTTAAGAGTACCCTCATAACATTCAAGAACTTCTTTAGCCATTCTCGGATTTACATCAGCAAGAACAGTGAAAGCCTTTTTAAACGCCAATAGGGATATTTTAATATCCTCGGCATCATTTGCTGTGGTAGCCTCATTAAAGACGGAACAGAATTTGTCCATCAATTCATCTTTAGTCATAATCGTCCTAGTTTTTATTTTCCGCAATTAGGGCAGTTTATCACTTTCGGAGGAACTTGTTGTATCGTCCTCGGCTTGATATATTTTCCCATAACTTTTGGTGTAATAGTAGTTAAAAACATTAAGAAGAAGCTCAACCCATAATGCCAGATACGCCAAAGTGAATGAGTAAAAGAGGCTGGGAATAACCCCCTGCCCGGTAATGAACAGGGAGTATCCCAGTGTTGTCCAAAAGGTAAGGCACTTGGAACAATTCAAAACCACGTTCTTTTTACTATGAAAGGTTATGATTTCTGCAAGCCCCAAATGGTTGAATAGGACGGCTATTAGCATTATGTAGATTAAGTCAATCATTCTTATTTCTTAGAATTAGCCACGGCTACGGAAGGAGTTTCCTCTTCTGATGCGGTTGCGGCAAATGCAATAGTTACAGGTGTAAGCAAGTTATACCCGTGTACATTTCCGTTACATTTCACATTAGCGGCTGATTCCAAAGTTTCCCCAACTGTCAATGTGGGTGCTGTGGTTATCACTCCTGCGAAGATAACATCAAAACTCTCGGTAAACATTTTCGTAAGAGGACGGCAGCAGCATCTTGGGTTACTACCTCTAGGCATATAGGTAATACTACCTTTAGCCAGAATAGTAAGATACGTCATTCCGTTAAGAACTTGTTGGCTGGCTACGGAATATTTTACCTCAGCCTGTGGTTGAACCGTTGCGTTCAGACAATAGCATTGGCAAAGGTTCTCGGTTATACTCACCGCATATTGCTGGGAGTTAGCCGAAATTGCAATAGGTGTTACGTTAATCATAATCCTTATTCAATTAGGTTTATTTTTTATTTGGGGCTTCTTCCGCCTTGGGTTTTTCCTCGGCAGGTACGTCACCGCCCAAATTCGGTGACTGTATAGGGGCGCTACCCGGTGTTAGGATAGGGGTCAAAACCTGAATCAACCCTGAAATAATAGTCTGCATATTCATAAGTAGCTCCTGATTTTTCAGACCTAACTGTACTGCGCAATACGCTCTATTACCTATATCACAGGTAGCGCAATTTTTATCACAACCTTCTTTAGCCATAACTTTAACTGTTTAAGAAATTAATAATTCCTGCCTTTACAAACATATTGGACTTCCATCGTCCTAATGCGGTGGTAAGTTTGCTTGCAGTAACTGCACGCCCTTCTTTGCGATTTTCCTCAATAAATGCGTGTACCGCTTTTCTACATTCTTCTACTTCCTGTTCTGTTTCAGCGTAGATAAACAATTTCATTTCAAATGCCTGCATAATATTCTAAATTTTATTCAGTAGGTAACGGAGGAATATCCACGGGAGGTGTGGTCGGAGTATTGATAATCGGCTCACCTTTCCTTATGGATTGTATAAAGTTGAATGTTCTTGTAACATCATCCTGATGTTCGTTGAACCATCCGAGAATAGTTCCGGCAGTTTCCTTTATCTGTTGGAAAGTAGTAGGTACTACTGGGTCGGTATCTGGCAACTGCATATCTTTAGCAAAGAAATCATACATTTCCGTAGCCTTTTTCAAATCACCGTTTGCAATAGCCAGACAGGACATCTTCAATGACATCTTACTACTTGTTCTCAGTCCTTTAAGCATTTCCAACTTCACTTTATTGTTACTCCAAATCATGTTTAAACGGGTTAAAGGGAGTTCCCCTATTTAGAGAACTCCCGAATTTTTTACTGATTGCATCCGCATCCAGTGTTGCAGCAACAAGGCATAGCCGGTTGATACAAAGCTACGGGTTGAGGATTAACCTGTCCGTTTCTTCCGGAACCACCGTTCAGTAACAAAGCCAAAGCCTCTGCCTGAGCCAAAGCACTTGCATTAGCACCTGCTCCTGCGCCTGCTCCACTTTGTGCATTAGTGATGATACGGATAATATCCAGATTGTTAGGAGTCTGGTTATTCTGGTGGTTAACTCTCTCAGCACGTTCTGCCAAAGCAGTAGTAGCCAGAATATCAATAGCACGTTGGTTGCCCTTGCTCTGTGAGTTGGCATAAACACCACCGAAAATCCATGCGCCTACGGCTGCAAGGAGTGCGGTACTACCAATTGCCAGACCTGCGATACCAACACCTGATGGTCGTCTAGCTGATTTCTCAGCCATCATAAAATGTTCGTAAGAACTCATGTCAGTTCCTTTACCCATGTTAGCGATGGTCATTAATTCTTCCGCTGTCATAATAGTAAGTTTTTAATGATAATTTTTAGAAATCTTCCTCTCATTAGGAATTGGTTCAAAGTTCGCTAAACATTCTCTCTTGGGAAAGGAATAAGTTACTAGCCCTTTACTTTTTCTTTACTGTCGAACACTTTAGCGTAAACTCTCTCATAGTTCAGATTCACAAAATAACGCTTACGCCTGTATTTAAAGTTATTACGTATAATACATACACCCGGACGTGTAAGTCCTGTAAGCTCCGCGATTTTATTATCTGAGAAACTACGGTTGCCCAGTATGTAGACTAGAATGTGTCGGGCATCCACACATTCCTCACAATTAGAGGTTAGAATCTTATCCTTGGAGATTCCTGTAACTTCTTCAACGACGCTCATTATGCGGTCGTACATTTCAATCATGGTATTCATTTTATATTCCAGTTAAACCTTTCTCTTAACTAATTTGTTACCTTTGTAATAACACCCCAAAAGTAATGTATATGAAAAACCCAGTCAATGACGTAAATACATCATATTTCAGTGAAGCTGAATTAAGAGTAGTGAAATTATTAGCCAGTGGCTCGTCTGAGAAGGAGATTGCTGACAGGCTATGTATCTCACGCCACACTGTTGACAACCATCTGAGGAATATTAGGGAGAGATTCGGCTTGCATAAGAATACGGAGATTATACTTCTGTACATTGCACAATTGAACCACAAACCATTCTCATTAGCCAATATAAAACAATATGGTCTTGAAGTAATCCTTGTGCTGGTGAATATCAGTACTTATACCGATTTGAAAAGTCTGTAAGTAATAAGAGTGAGTAGAAAGAA